GCGTAAAGACCCGTAGCCGAAACAATCCGAACAAACAATGTCGTCGTGATGGTCAGACCATGTCGGCAAATAATTACTATGTTCAGTCATCGTGTCACCGCACACGGGACACGCGACCCCTAAATGCTCTTGAAATATCATGACTACCCCTTATCTATGAACCCGCCCCCATTGGGCGAGTAGTGCGCGGTCAGGAGTTGAACCCAACAAGCCCCCACGGGCCGCGCGGTAACCGTCTAGCCGTTCCACTCCTTCGCCGTGCAATGATCTTGATTAGAAACCATACGACCGTCGGGCAACTGAGTCGCGCCCGCGTAACAAGCGTCCTGACCGTCCGTCTTGCCCGTCCAAGAATAATCACTATCAGCGCGAGCCTTCCGCAACTGTTGCCCGCAGTTGACACACTTAGCCATCACTCGCCCCCTATCTCATCATCAGCAACGCGATCAATGAACGCGACAGCGTCAGCCAATGACCAGCCGATTGGCTGAGACATTCCACGACCACCACTAAAAAGAAACAGCCCGACGGGATCATGTTCAAAAGAAACAACCGCCAACGGTAACGCCTTAGACGTGGCCCCCTCAACCTTCCACACGTCGCCGCCGCCAATGCCGCCGCGCGTGACCTTGACCGCCGCCGTTCCGTAATGCTCGGCAAGCCCCCGCGCCAAATCTGACGCCCTAGTAATTAGAAAACCATTCATGATTAACCCCTAACGATGAACCGCCGCAGCGGGCAGGCCGCACGACCTACCCCTACATTATGCGCACACCCGACACCCCCGTGTCAAGTGTTAACCCCCGCCATTATCAGAACCACCAACCGAGACGGCCAGACCCGAAACTATTCGGCCAGAGTCACGCACCGATTGACAAGCCCTGTCGGTAAGCACGCTGACCGCGTCGCCTTGGTGGCAACCGAGGAACGAGGACGGCAGCCCTACCCCATCACCCATCGACCGACCGAACCCCGCGCACCCCATGCCCGAACCTAGACCACCCGCCTAGACCTAGCGACTAGACCGCCAGTCTGTTATGCCCCACCACCTACCTAGGAGCCGTGCCCAAACCCGACCGACCCCACCCACCGCCCACTGGGGGGCCCCACCCCCCCTCTCCCTATTCACTCTCCCGTATTTTTCGACCTTTTTGAATGGGTGTCCTTGCCGGGGGCTTGGCGTCTTCGACGTTGGAAGGTCAACTGATGCAAGGTCAAGGTCAAGGGCTTCCGCCGTTGGCGGCTAACGCCTCACCATCGCCAGCGTGGCTGTCGAAGTTCGTTGTTGTCATCCGTGTGTTGTCACATCGGTGACTTTAACTTTGTCTCAGACCTTTCGGTCTGCCCCAATGCCCTACCGTTGGCGGCCCTACACCGTACCAACACCCGAACCTTAACGATGTTCACTCGTTTTCATTTATTAACTACCTACCCACGGCTTACTAGCTGGCATCCGATTCGACTGTCGGCTTGACTCTATGCATGGGATCCGAACCCCCTTTCAGGTCACGTTTCCCTACGCTCCTGGTTAGACAGGCTTACTACGGGCGAGTTCCGCTGGTGTGTCATCCCGACATGACCAGCTTCGTAAGTTCGGTGACATGACAATACCATGGGGCTGTATGGTGATAGTGTCAGTTTTTGTAACAGGACAAAGTTTATTTGGGAGAAGATATGGCAACTGTTGATGATTTGATGCGAACTGTTACAAGATTAGGTAACGATGCGCTGGTAGCCCAAGCCCGTTTTGCGTTGGAGTCAGCCGGGATCTTCCTAACTCCCGATATGTGTAAGGCAGCTTTCTGTGCAGCAGCGCACATTGTCGAGCTTGCAGAGCGTTCTTATGACGTGAACTCGTTGACAGCAGGCGAAATGGTCGCCACGCAGTCGGTTGGTTCGCTCGCAATGCAGATTTGGGCCACCCTTCACGACCTGACATCAGGCAAAGACCTCATATGACGATGCGTAAAGCGTTCGACGACGCAGATGACATCATTGAAGGCATCAAAGGTCGCCGTCCCACCCAGTCGAAGCCCACTAAAGTGGTGGATGACTTAAATGAAGTGGTAATTATTTCTAAAGGCGAGGCTCAACAAGCCAAAAGAGCGCACCGTGCAGCCGACATTGAAGAAGTTCGGGTCAAAAAGGTGCTGGAAAAGGAAGAACGACGTAAGTCTGCGGAACAATTAAAAGTGTTGGGGCAAGATCTGCTTGCTTCAGGGGTCGCATCGCGTGAAATACTCCCCAAGTTGGCGCAATCCATCATTGTTGACCTCGGTTTACGCCTGGTAAGCAACGAATGGGAGATTAAGTCTGCCGAAGAAGCCACAAAGGTGGCAAAGATTTGGTATGACATCCTCAGGTTGGAGTCAGGCCAGGCAACAACGATCAACGAAAACCGTACAGGGAACCCCGAAGACCGTCTGTCCCGCTTAGAAGAACTAAGATCAGAAGCGAAAGCCCGTGTCGAGGCTGGGTTGCGCGCCATTGGAGATGGAAATGCCTGAATTAAACGCCAACGTACCTGCAATCGAATGTTATGTACGAGGCAACTATCTACGCAACCAGGTTGACTCACACGACCAATACTTCCCCTGCATGATCTTTGGTGTGGCCTCAATGCAAGGTCGGTCACCGTTATTTCACTTCCTAATGGAAGACGGTGGTGTTTGGTGGAGAATGCCCATATCAGCGTTCTGTGCCGAACCAGGCGTACCCGAAGTAGATATTCACGACCTAGTGCTTTGGAACTCGTTCAGTTCACAAATCTCTGTTACAGAGTTTGAAGCAATGCGCCATATGCGAATGACCTATGTTGCTCGATCAGGCGAATTCGTTAACGGCAAATACCTGTTTACTCTTGACTGGCATTCCCCCGAAGCCAACACAATCAACGTAGGGTTCAGCGAAAACCCCGGTCAACACAAATGTGGCCATGTAATCCTCAGAGACGACGGCAACTACGCCATCCAACCAAACAACAGAGTCAGACTGTTCGACCCGTCGTTCACCACCAAAGACGGAACCCTCATACAAAGACTCATCAACACTCGCCTATGGGATGTCGAAGACGCAGATAAATGGCGCACCTCAGACGACGACAGGTATGAGTACGGTATTGAAACCAAATGAATTTCCTATCCGATGACGAATTCGGTCAACTCACAGGGTCAGAACAAGACGAATACCTTCGCCTACTAGAGATTGACCTACAAGCATGGAAGCTCACAGGCAACAAACGCCAAGAGAAAGCCCACGCCCTCGTCAAGAAGGTTGACTGGCTTCTTTATGGTGGTGCAGCTGGTGGTGGCAAATCCGAGCTACTTGCCTACCACGCCCACGAACTATCAGAGAAATATCCCGGTCACCGCACACTCCTAGTGCGAACTGCGCTCCCCGAACTACGCCGATCACTCATCATCCGATCCCAAGTCCGATACGCCCAACTAAACGTGGATGCAGCCCTACGATCCATTGACAACGTCAAAGCCTGGTGGTACGGCAACGGATCAGTTATCGAATACGGGTTCTGCGCCCGTGACGAAGATGTCGGTCAATATATGTCTGCCGAGTACGACTTCATCGGTTTTGACGAAGCAACCCAGTTCACCCCCTACCAAATGCTCATGATGTCGGGCCGACTCCGAACTAGCCGAAAAATGACTGCGCTAGGCGTAAGAACCCACGTTATGTTTGCAACTAACCCTGGCGACCGTGGACACACATTCCTATACAAAATGCTGGTACAACCCACCCAACACGGCAAATACGCTGTTGTCTACGATGTGCGCGAAGGATTTGAGAATCCTGACATTGTGCGCCGAGTCGAACTCCCCGACGACCCAGCAGAGATCGACAAACTAGAAATACCCCACGACCCCACCGACCACCTCATCGTCGCGTTCGTACCGTCAACCGTGGACGACAACCCCCACATTGACCCTACATACCGCAAGCACCTGTCCATGCTCCCCGAAACAGAACGCAAACAAAAACTGTTAGGCGACTGGGACACCTTCACCGGGCAATACTTCTCCGAATTCAACAGAGAAACCCACGTCATACCACCATTTGAAATCCCAGCAGAATGGCCCCGCTACCGAGGAATCGACTTCGGAACAGCAAACCCCTACTGCTGCCTATGGGGAGCATGGGATCCAGCCGACGGAACCTGCTACGTCTACCGAGAGGCATACCAAAAAAACCTCACCGCAGCACAACAAGCCATGCAAATCAAAGAAATGTCCAAAACTAGCGACGGCAAAAACGAACGCATCACCGCCACAGTCATTGACCCATCCACATACAGCAACGTCCAAGGCTTAGGACAAACCGTCGCAGGCGTATACAGCTCACTAGGAGTCAACGTCAGCCGAGCCAAAAACGCCCGTATCTCAGGATGGCAAAACGTCCACCGCTACCTGCAACCA